TATTCAGATTGGGTTGAAAGTAAAATTTTAACTGAAGGAGAGCTAAGGCTTTATGAAAATGCTCTTGGATTAGCTGGAGAAACAGGGGAAGTATCTGAAAAGATTAAGAAGATGATAAGAGACAAGACAAGGTTTAGCAGCGAGGACATTCTTAAAGAATTAGGGGATGTACTTTTTTATACTGTAGCTATAGCTAACATCTATGATGGTACACTTAAGTCACTTATAGAATTAAATGTAGACAAATTAAATAGTCGTACACAAAGAGGAACTTTAAAAGGATCAGGAGATAACAGATGAACAACTACTTACCTACAGACTACCAATCTTTTATTCACACATCTCGTTATGCTCGATGGTTAGAGAATGAAGGCAGAAGAGAAACTTGGCCTGAGACTGTCAAAAGATATATGGACAATGTTGTTCGTCGTTGCCTTGATATAGATACGATAGGTATAGCTTCTGAGTTAGAGGAAGCTATCCTTAGTTTAGATGTTATGCCCTCAATGAGAGCTATGATGACAGCAGGTCCAGCCTTAGACAGAGACAACACATCAGGATATAACTGCAGCTATTTACCCGTAGATGATCTTAAAAGCTTCGATGAGGCTATGTTTATTCTTCTTTGTGGTACTGGTGTTGGTTTCTCCGTCGAGAGGCAATTCATCTCTAAGCTCCCCGAAGTCCCTGAGTTGTTTGAAAGTGATACTGTCATCGTTGTCAAGGACAGTAAGGAGGGGTGGGCTAAGGCTCTTCGTCAATTGATTGCACTCCTTTATAGTGGTGAGATAGCTAAGTGGGATGTAAGCAGAGTACGTCCTGCTGGTTCTAAACTTAAAGTATTTGGAGGTAGGGCTAGTGGACCAGCCCCTTTGGTTGACTTGTTTAATTTTGTTATTCAAGTATTCAAGACAGCCCAGGGTAGGAAGCTATCTAGTATTGAGTGCCATGATGTTATGTGTAAGATAGGGGAAGTTGTTGTTGTAGGTGGTGTACGTAGGTCAGCTATGATTAGTCTTTCTAATCTTTCAGATGATCGTATGAGACATGCTAAGTCAGGGGCTTGGTGGGACAATGATCCTCAACGTGCTTTATCTAATAACTCTGTTTCGTACACTGAAAAACCTGACAGTTTATCTTTTATGAGAGAATGGATGGCTCTTGTTGAGTCAGGTTCAGGTGAAAGAGGTATCTTTAATAGACAAGCAAGTAAGAACCAAGCAGCTAAATATGGTAGAAGAGATTCTAATTACGAGTTTGGTACTAATCCTTGTAGTGAAATTATACTACGTCCGTACCAGTTTTGCAACCTAACTGAGGTAGTAGTAAGGGCAACAGATAACCTTGAAGATCTTGAAAGAAAAGTTAGACTAGCTACAATACTAGGGACAATTCAATCTTCTTTTACGAGCTTCCCTTACCTAAGAAAGATATGGAAAAAGAACACAGAAGAAGAACGTTTGTTAGGTGTCTCTCTTACAGGTATCATGGATAATCCTTTGATGACAAAATCTAATAAAGGTTTAGATAGTACACTTGATCACCTACGTGAAGTTTCTGTTACAATTAATTCTTACTGGGCTAACATACTTGATATACCTGAATCTAAAGCTATAACATGTGTTAAACCTAGTGGTACTGTGTCACAGCTTGTAGACTCAGCATCAGGTATTCATGCCAGACACTCAGACTTCTACATAAGAACTGTAAGAGGAGACAATAAAGATCCTTTGACAAAGTTTATGATGGATCAAGGTATTCCTAATGAACCTGATGCAATGAAACCTGAAAGTACAACTGTGTTTAGTTTTCCTGTACAGTCCCCTCAAGGTTCAGTAGTTACCTCAGATATGACAGCTATTGAACAACTAGAGATGTGGTTAGTATATCAAAGACACTGGTGTGAACATAAGCCAAGTGTAACAATTAATGTAAAGTCTGATGAATGGTTTGAAGTAGGAGCTTTTGTTTATCAAAACTTTGATGAAATGAGTGGAGTATCTTTTCTTCCTTACAATGAACACACTTATGTACAAGCACCTTATCAAGAAATAGATGGACAAAAATATGAAGATCTGTTATTAGACATGCCTAAAGCTATAGATTGGTCTAAACTTTCTGACTACGAACAAGAGGATAACACAGTATCAATGCAAACAATGGCTTGTACTGGTGATGTGTGTGAAATGGTGGATATAACATGAGTGTACGTAAACCTTTTAACAGAGCATTATATGAAGCATATGATCATAAAGCTAAAGAAACTCTTATGTCTCTTCTTGAAAGCCAAGGTCACACTATTGTTAATACAGTAGAAAACTATAAAGTAGATGTAGTCAGTCAGAAAGATGAGTATACTTACTTCAATGAAGCAGAAGTTAAGACAGCTTGGAAAGAAGATTGGCCTGTCACATGGGCTGAGATCAGAATACCTGAACGTAAAAGCAGACTGGTCAGAATGTATGAAGAGCAGAAGGGTGTTCTTAATTTTTATATTTTTCGTAATGACATGAAACAAGTGTGGAGAATTAAGGATATTCTGTTAAAACCTGAGACACTTAAGGAAGCCAGGGGTAGGTACATTATGAAAGGTGAAAAGTTTTTTCATATACCTTACACTGAAGCTCAGTTAATTAATATTGAATAAGGAAAACTTATGGAAGACTTAGTAAACCATCCACCTCACTATAATTCTTCAGGTATCGAATGTATTGATGCAATGAAAGCAATGGCAGAAGGAGCTGAGGTTCAACCTCACGCCTCTTACTGTTGGCAAAATGCATTTAAATATCTGTGGAGATGGCCTTACAAGAATGGTGTTGAAGATCTTAAGAAGTGTCGTTGGTACTTAGATAAACTTATAAATGAAATAGAAGGTAACTAAAATGTTCTCAGCTTTAATGTTAGCTTGTCTTGTAGAGTCTGGTGTTTGTAAATCAGCCGTTAGTCCTATTCTTTATGACACAGAAATTAGTTGTCAAAATTCTTTAGTTATAGGTATCAGGGTAGCCCAACAACAAGGTTGGACTGTAATTGACTATCACTGTTATGATTGGGGTAGTTCGGTATAAAAAAAAAGAGGAGCTTATGTGCTCCCCTTCTTTCTCTTCTTCCCTGAAGCGGTTGTTGACCAATTAACTCTTTTAGAGCTTGTCTTTTTTCTGGCCTCTTTCTTTGAAATACTACCAGCTACAGACTTAGGTCTACATGCAGGATAAGGACGTTTACTATTCTTAGCACTCTTACGTCCACAAGATTTACCTGTCTTTACATCGACCCATTCTTCACTGAACCATTTTCCTAATCCACCTTTAGACATTAGGATTTCTTTACTCTGTTGTCTTTACCTGTCCAGCCACCGCCTTTAGACTTATACCACTTGGAAGCCCAAGCATTAGCATAAGCTGACGGATAAACTTTAAATTTTTTCTTAGCTTCAGATTTAGCTCTTGACCACAAGGCAGGTTTGGTTGGCTTAGGACTTGCCATCATTAACTCCTTAATTAAATTTTTATTATTACTTACGTTTCTTACAAACACACTTGTCTACACAAGCACATGTGTCTTTACATATACATTTACCATTACATTTACAAGTCATGTCAATTTCCTACCAGTGGGTTGTCTAATGCTTCCTGTAATCTTTCACTTAATCTATCTTCTAATTGCTTTAAGTTAGAGTCGATACGTTCCTCTGTGTCTCTCATTGTATCACGCACATCCTTTTCTGTTTCTCTATTCAAAGATTCTATTTCCCTAAGAGAAGAGTTAACATCTTTGTTTAGTTGGTTCATCTCAGCTAGTGTATTCTCTACCATTAAATCTATAGATGCTTGTGTGTTTTTAATTCTATCAGAAGATTTTTCTACCTTATTGTCTATCTTATCTATATAACCTTCTAACTTTAGTATATCATCACGTAAGTTATTCTTGATATCTTTGCTGTACTCCAACGCACTATCTAGTTTTGTTTGAACCAATGTGTTCTGAGATTTAATAGCACTTATATTTATATTTTGTATGATACCTTTCATGTCCATATAATCTTTATAGACTTCGAAGCCTCCCCATAGTCCACCTCCAAGTGCAGATAAAACTGGAATAATCATCATAAGTTTGCCACCTTTGATCTTTGCTCCTGCTATCTCTACTTCAGCCATAACATACTCCTAGTTTTCAAATGATAAACTTCTTAATTGGTTAATTTCTTTTTGTAACTTTAATACTTCTAGTTCTTTCTTCTGTAACTCAAGCTCATATAATCTATTGCAATCAATTCTTGACTTAGATCTAGCACCCAAGGGTATAGTTATTCTACTATAGACGCCTATGTCACCTGTTCTAGTTGTGTCAGACTGTATTAATCCAGTTACACCGAACTCTAAATTAGTAGCTGACCCTATAGCATTAGAACAATCTAGTTCTCCAGCTCTGAACTTATCTGCTTGAAAGTTTTGACTTGCGTTAGGCAACGAAAGATTTAAAGAGTTAGATACTGAGTCAGCCCAAGCAATGTTATAAGTTAGTATAAATATTATAAAAAATATTCTCATTTATTTTGTTTTATCTTAGAGCATATTCTTGAAGACACTAGTGTTACTTGCTCTTTACCCTTAAATACCTTTGATTCTGTGCATATATAGACCGCCTTGTCTATGTCTTTAGACCTTATATATACATCAAATAATTTTCTCTTGTTATATCCTACCTCTATTATATTAGAAGTAGAAGCAAAAGGTACTGGTTTCCAGTCAGATGTGAAGACACCTATCTCATACCAGGACACATCGCTTCTGCGATTAAACAACTTTAACTTAGCTACTGACACACCAGCTACATATGAAGACTCAAGCTTCGGGTAGGCAGGTGTCATCTCATGTGCATGTAGGGATGTACACAAACATAAAGCTATTATTACTTGGCGATACATTCCGCTACTATTAATGCTGTATAGTTACCTGCTGGTAGAGACTTAGTGCTACCATACTGTGCAGTTGATTCTACAGTAAACCATGTGCTACCTGCAAGTGTTAAGTTAAACTCAGTTACGTTGTTATATGTAACCTTAGCCGCTTCATATGCTGACATAGCTGCTACAGATACTTGTCCTACTTTAGTGCTACCTGTCCATGAAACTGAGTCATTCAGTGTTGGGCTTGATGAGAAGCTGTTAGGATGTGTAAACTTAGCTTTGTAGTAGTCTGCCTGTGCTACATCTATTCTAATAGAAGCCTTTACGCCACCATCTGCTGGTGTTGTAGTTAGCTTGTATGGTAGTGGATGTCCGTAGACACCACTTGTTTCTGTCCATACAGAACACTTGGGTTGAACTTGACCTGTAATGGGAGAATCAACTGCCATTGCAGAAGTTGTTGATAATAAAAATATCAAAGGTACTAATTTCTTCATGTCATTTCCTAATTATTATATTGTGATCTAACTATTTTCTTGTGAAGTTTATCTTGTTTTAAATTTCTTAACGCCTGACTGTTATCTTCTATGGTGCTGTCAACTAATGTAATTGTTTCTTCATACTTACCGCCTTCTATAGTTGCACTATAATAAAAGTCTAGTTTACCATCAGCAGTCATTTGTTCCATCATAGCAAGCTGTTGTGTTGGGTTGGCTATTTGTTCTGCTGCCCCTGCAACTGACAAAGCTCTTTCCATTCTTAGTTCTTCTTTCTCTTCTTCTTCTTTCTTTTCTTTTGCTGCTTGTTCTTCTTCTTGTTCTTCTGTCTTTTGATCTAGTTGATACTGAACCCACTCGTCATAATAGGGGTCATCTATTGCAGGTTCATTATTAAGTAAGCCATTATCTAAAAGATATTGATACAAAGCATCTTTAAAATTAGGGCAGCTAGGATCTGAGAGTGGGATATAACATGGGTCAAACTTATAATTATATGCTACTATTACGTCACTTAAAGTTGCATCACCACTAGCTGTTATACTTCCCTTACCCCATTTAGTGCCAAGAGAAGGATTGACAACATCAAATCCTATCTTAGTATTGCTTGGCAACTGATCCCAGTTATCGTGTCTTTCATATATATTACCAGATCCATTTACATTTTTATTAACTATAGAAACTGTAGAGTCTGAACTACTGCTTTTATTAATAGTGTACTTATGAAACACACCCTGAACTTGTAATCCTGCTTCAGGTGGTAACACATCTGTCATATTCCAAGTGTGTTTATTCTTAGCTACATTGTTTGTTCTTCCGTATATGTAATCAGAGTACAAACAAGAGGGCCAAGAAAAGACCAATAACAGAACCAACGCCTGTTGCGGTGTTCTTGGTATCCTCATCCCATTCCTCCTTTGCTCCTGTCTTAGCATCGGGAACTAAGTGTGGGTTATTTTTCCATGCGTCTTTAGCTGGTTGACCTACAAGTCCATCAAAAGGACATGGTGTACCTGCATTCATCATGCTCTCAAAAACACGTTTGTCCATACAAAGAACACTTACAGCTGCAACTTTCATTCCCATGTCATAGAGAACCTTAGCATTCTTTAATCTTTCACAGTTCATATCTCTAGTTGTAGCACCTATTGATATACCTAATATCTGTGTTTGTACTGCACCTGACATACCTACTGTACATAAGTCTGAATTAGAGTTATTGATAGTAGGTGACATAGCTGAGGGTGGTGGTGATTTAACTGTGGTAGTAGAGGTAAGATTAGAATCTACGGTAGATGATGTATTACTGTTAGTTTCTATGCAGTTAGCATTAGTTGTACTGTCACATCCTTCTGCATAAACCAAAGGAACTAGTACCATTAAAAGTATAAATGCTAAGAATGCCCAGCTAATATATAAAAAAGTTTTTTTCATCTTATTACCTTTTTAAAATTCTTTTTACATCTAACAAAAGTTTATCTATTCTTTTTGACCCTAGTGCGGATAACATATATCTCTCCTCTACCATTTAACCTTGTCAGCCCAATAAGCTGCACTCATTTTACCTCTAGCTATATTTTTTGCATGTCTAGCTTTAAAAGATTTCTTTCTAGCTTTATCTTTAGCTGTACGAGGGTTCTTACCTGCACCACTTACGCCTTGTTGACCAAACCTAATAATCTTTTCCTTGCCATCAACACAAGCTTTAACCACATGTGATTTCTTAGGATGGTTAGGTGTTCTCTTAGGTTTATTACACTTTAGTTTTGATTTATCTATAGCCATTATTTTGCAAACCCTGCACCAAAGTACAACCCAACGATAGCACTAACGATGTGTGTATCCAAAGGTGTAATGACAAAACCTGCAGCTTCTTTCCAGATGACTTTCTCACTATCAGAACCTACTAAGAAAGAAAATATATTGCCTTGTATCTCTGAGTAACCAACTACAACACCCACATCTGGGTAAAATATAGCTGCTACTTTAGGTAGTACGATGATAGAAAACACAGCACCAAGGGCAATGAGCCTACGTGTCCAGGCAAAATGTTTGTCCTTACTGCCATACTCCCTAGCTGCACTGGCTGCTCCAGCATTAAATGCTCCACGTTGCAGTAGCATTTTATTATTTTCCATCCTTGCTTTTAGTGCTTGACCCCACAAGGACATAACACCACCTAGGACTGTCGAGCCTAGCATAGTGATTAATTCTAATGGAAATCCCATAGTGTTATCCTTTTAATTTGTTTTAATATTGACTTTTAGTAAATTTATTTTGTCAGTTCTTCAAATCTATTTGACCAACCTTTACCAAAGTTTTTCCAAGAATCAGATGGTTTACTAAAGCCTTCTGTTCCGAACTCTAATTCTTTTAAAAATGTATCTTTAAATTCTTTCTTAGTAAAACTACTTTCTTTCATTTTACTTTCTGTTGCTGAACCTAAGACACCATCTGGTTCTAAGTTTAAAAGATTTTGTAAAGACCTTACTGCCCTACTCTCACCTAAAAATGCAGCATGAAAAAATATTTCTTGTAAACTAGCTGGAAGACTACCTACGTTAAACCTATCATAGTACTTTTTAGAAGCAATTTCACGAGCTGTTTCTTCACTTAAGTTTTTCATCTCATCTACTGTAGGCTCTCTTCCTAAGTGTTCAGCTAAGGTAGCGGCTGTTATACCAAAGTTAGTCCCTATTAATTTGTCATTATAATAATTTCCTGTGTCTTCTACATTGTCAGAGTAACCCTTCTCTGCTTCAAAGATTGAGTCAATAAGACTTTCTCTTGTGACACGGGCTTCAGGTACAATAGAAGTTTTAACAGAAGTCTTTTTTTCTTTTTCTAAAGCACGAGCTTCAGGTACAATAGAAGCTCTGACAACAAGCTTAGATCTGTCTCCAAACTGTCCCATTCTATTTTTCTTTTCTTTCAATGTCTCCGTCACGGTTGATGAAGTAGTCACCAACACTAATAGCAGCAAATAATTTTTCATCGGTATCCGTATTATCTGACCAAACAATAGACCAAGGTTTTTGCAAAGTACCAAAGTCTTGTGATTCTTCTGATTGTTGAACAGGTCTTATTATTGTTTGTTCAATTGCCTCTGTATTCATTCCTAATTTTTTCATATTGTTTATATAAATTTTAGTTCCACTAGCAATTCTTTGTATTTCTTTATACTTTTTATAAGATTTATTAAAACTAAAATCTGTTGGTTCTATTTTATTACGTTCAAAACTGCTTAATCTTTGACCTTTATCGGCAACCAAAGCTGTTACATTTCCGTTATAATACTTAGATGCAAGAGATTTAATAAAGTCTCTTGTTTTTGAGTTCATACGTAAGCCACCTTGCATAACACTTTTATCTAAATCATATTCTAATTCACCTAACCCAGTTATATTAAAAAGACTTCCTGTTAATGAACCAGCCGCAGCACTATTGTACACATTGAATTGAGATTGAAGAACATCTTTAAGTCTTTCAACAGCTAATCCATGTTCTTCAGGTTTTAAGTTTTTAACAAACTTTAACTTCTCATATAGTTCGTCATTAAATAATTCATTTATTTGTTCAGTTGAGAAAAGCTCTTGTGTTGTAGTCATAAGACTAGTGGCTTTACCTATGCCAGCAAAAAAGTTATCTTGGTGTTCAGCTTGACCTAAAG